ATTTAATTCTCAAAAAGGTTGGTACACACTTCTATAACTGTCACAAGACCCCCGAAAGGGGGTTTTTTAATGCTATAATATGTTCATGTTAATGATTGAGTGATGCCATTACGTCCACATCAAAAGAAAGCACTGGAATCTATGGCACGCAACTCCAAAGGACAAGTCATTGTTCCTACAGGTGGTGGAAAGACCATGTGCATGATACATGATGCTATCAAGCAATTTGATACTGGTTGGAAAACTATTGTTGTAGTTGCTCCACGCATCCTGTTAGCAGAGCAATTATCATCTGAATTTCTGGAAGTCATAAGAGAGAAATACAAATATGTTCAGGTAATGCACGTTCATAGTGGTGAGACATCACACTTCAGCACAACTTCACCTGTAAAGATTGCTGAATGGAGTAGATTTAGTAAAGGTAATAAGATCATCTTTACAACATATCATTCACTTCATAGAATAAAAGAAAGTTATGCTCATATTGATACCATTTACTTTGATGAGGCACATAATAGTGTTCAGCGAAACTTCTTCCCTGCTACTGAACATTTTGCAACTGTGGGTGCTAACAGGTGCTTTTTCTTTACTGCTACTCCTAAACATAGTCTTACTAAACAAAAGGCAGGGATGAATGATAGTAAGGTATATGGCAATGTTATTTGTCAAGTACCAGCACCCAAGTTAGTTGATGAAGGATACATCCTACCACCTAAAGTTGAGGTATATAAGACTCGATTGCTACGAAAAGATGAGATATTTGCTGATGTTGAATCAGAGCAAATGCTCAACTCTATCGACAGACTTGATGTAGAAAAGGTTCTTATTTGTGCCAAGTCTACCAAACAGATTGTTAATCTTGTATCTCAATCTGATTTTTGCTATGAGTTAGGACTTCGTGGTTATCATTGGATGTATATTACTGCTAAAACAGGTGCTATCATTGATGGTAAGAAGGTTAATAGAGAAGAGTTTTTCAATACACTGAACCAATGGGGTAAGGATGATACAAGGTTTGTTGTATTGCATCATAGCATCCTTTCAGAAGGTATCAATGTATCAGGTCTGGAGGCAGTATTGTTTATGAGGAATATGGATTATATTAGCATTAGTCAAACGATTGGTCGTGTGATCCGATTGGGAAAGTGTCACAAGACACATGGATTGGTATGCGTACCAGTGTATAATAATGTTGGGATCACTACCGCACGCAAAGTTGAGGCAGTAGTTGATACCGTATTCAACAGGGGTGAACCCGCTATTTCTGTTATTACAAGATGATTGATTTCAAAACTTTTCAGTTGGATAGACTATCCAAACTTCTATATGCAATTAGAGGTTATACTGACAACAATCTACGCTTTCCAAAAGCAGGTGAAATGGTTGAGAAGGCACTTGCAGAGTATAGCAATGGATTACTTGAGAGAGTAAATTTACCTGGTGTTGACTTACTTACCAAAGATAAGGTATCCTATGAGTCAAAGGTAACACAATTCAAAAACAAATCAGGTACAGCGATCAGAGGATTAATCATTAAGAATAGAAGAGCAGCAAAAGAGTATGAGGATAAACTTGCTGATTACTTCATTGTATCTGATGTGAAGAGTGGTAAAGCATGTTGCATATCTTCTGATAAACTCTATAATTTTAAGGACACAGGTGCAGTATATACAGCATCATGTGATCCTGATCCTTCAGACTTTAAAAGAATCAAGAGATTACTTTGAAGAGTCTGAAGATTATGATTTACAGTTCATTAGATCAATTAATTAAATGGAAAAAACTGTTATACTAGTCACTGGTGGATTTGATCCATTACACAGTGGTCACATTGCTTACTTTAAAGCAGCAAAAGAGATAGGAGATTACTCATTATGTGTGGGTGTTAATTCTGATGAGTGGTTGACAAGAAAGAAGGGTAAACCCTTCATGACTATTGATGAGAGAATAAGTATCATTAAAGAACTTCGGTGTGTAGATGTTGTGATTGAGTTTAGAGACCATGATGACAGTGCTTGTGATGCTATTGATTTGGCATTGCAGGTATATGAGGGTGTTATATTTGCAAATGGTGGAGATAGGCATAATGAGAACACTCCAGAGTATATCAAATATAAGGATGATGATAGAGTACAGTTTAGATGGGGTGTTGGTGGTACTAATAAACTGAATAGTAGTTCTTGGATATTGGAGAATTGGAAGAAATGAATTTTAAATCTTATAAAGAACAAGAACAAAATCGTATGTATAACAAACTTATGGAAGAGGCAGGGTTTAAACCCAGAAGAAAGAAGGCATATCATCAATGGTGGGAGTCACCTTGGATAGATTATGATAATCCAAGAACCAGTTATTATGAGAGAAAATGAATAGAAAACCACACGAAAATGAATACATGTCTAGTGACATTTGGAAAAGAAATGTTCCACCTGTTACTGATTTTAAAAGAGGAAGTGCCTATAACCAATTTGGTATGTGGGTTATGTGGATTTACTATGTCATTGTTGCTATGATGGTAGTAAGATTAATCTGGGTTTTAAACACATGAATATCTTTGTAACTGATCCATCACCAATATTATCTGCACAATGCTTACCTGATAAGCATGTTGTTAAGATGCCATTAGAAACATGTCAAATGTTATCTATTGTTTGTTCTGACAAGTGGGGACATGGTTATGGACAGTTGCATAAAAAGGATGGTAGCGTGTATAATACTGACAAGGGTGCATTTCGTAATCATCCATGCACAGTATGGGTAAATGAATCTATCATCAATACATGGTGGTTAGTTGCTCATGGTATTGCTTTATGCCAAGAGTACACTCATAGATATGGTAAAGTTCATAGTTGTGAGAAAACTATAATGGAAGTAGGAAGTATGATTCCTCTACTTAAACCAACTACACCAAAATCATTTACTAGAGCAATGCCTGATGAGTTCAAGGAAGATGATAGCATTGATACCTTTATTGCATACAAGAGATATATTAATTCTAAACCTTGGGTAAAGGATAATTATCTTCGTAAACCTGATCGTAAACCTAATTGGATACAATGAGAGACACAATTTTATTTGGTGATTGTAGGAAGACTCTATGTGGGTTTCTACCAAAGAGTGCAAGGGTATGTGTTACATCCCCACCTTACTATGGTTTGAGAGATTATGGTGGTGAAGAGAAACAAATAGGTCAGGAACAAACTCCTGAACGGTATGTTGAGGAGATGGTTAAAGTATTCAGAGAAGTAAGAAATATATTAACTGATGATGGTACTTTGTGGTTAAACATTGGTGATAGTTATTACAACTATCGACCTGGTAAAGCATACGTTAAACAAACAGTAAGTAAAACAAATCAGGATTTACCAGAACATTCACCTAAACGTGGTACTAAATTAGAAGGATATAAAGAGAAGGATCTTATTGGTATTCCTTGGATGTTAGCATTTGCATTAAGGGCAGATGGATGGTATCTACGTCAGGATATTATATGGCATAAACCTAATCCAATGCCTGAAAGTGTGAGAGATAGATGTACCAAGTCACATGAATATATCTTTCTCTTAAGTAAGAATAAGAAGTATTATTATGACCATGAAGCAATTAAAGAGAAGGCAGTTGGTGAACGATGGGGTGGTAATACTCCTATCAATATGGGTAACACTAAAGATACTGATAATCAATTCAGTGGTTTAACAAGAGAAAGGAAGATGGTATATGATAAGAGGAATAAGAGATCAGTGTGGAAAGTTAATTGTAAACCATACAGAGGGGCACATTTTGCTGTGTATCCACCCGAATTGATTGAACCATGTATTCTTGCTGGTAGTGAGAAAGGTGATATTGTACTTGATCCTTTCATGGGTTCAGGCACTACTGCTATGGTTGCCAAGTCATTAGGTAGAGATTATATTGGATGTGAGTTACATGAAGACTATGGTAACTTAATTCAGAAGAGAGTCGATGAATATCATCCAGTTACGGAAGTGACACATAGCCCTATACTTGACGCAATAAATCAAGTATAATAAGTACATTCAAGGGAGTTATTCAATGAAATGTGAAGTCAAACTCTATGTTGCTGGTACTGTCTTCAATGAAGAAGTAATAGCAAGGAACTATGATGAGGCAAGGCAAGTTGCACTTGCTCGTAATCCTAACGCTAGGGTAATTTCAGTCAACGCTAAATTTTAATCTAATGCTTGATACTTGTAGAGAAA